GAGAATCTTGTTCTGTACTAAATAACGATTCAAAATAAAGTCCTTGTTGACCTGGTTGTATTGTTATTGTCTCCGATTCGCTTATATCAAAATAATTGTAACCACCATCACGAGTTGCTTTAATGTTATACGAACCTGTATTTACATAGGTGAAACTATTATCTATAATAATAGAACCAGATGGCTCTCCTATAATTTCAAATGATACTGTTGCATCATTACTCCAACCACCAATAACTTCTATTTGTACAGTTTTTAGAGTGGCACTAAAGTCAAATGATGTACTTATAAATGAAATAGGTGTTGGTTGTACAGCCTTAGTAATACTTAAGTTCAGTACACTCGAAAGGTCCGCAAAATTAGAAACGTGTCTAGTTACTGTAATCGGATAGCTTGAAACATCTGTATATATAAATAACCCATCGCTATCAATATAACCGTCATCGGAATAATATGAAAAACTGAAACTAAAATCTGGTCTACCAAATCCATTCAAATAAGCTGTTATACCAACCTTCTTTGAATCTGCTTCGTATACAAGAGAATCTTGTTCTGTAGTAAATATAGAATCAAAATAAGGCAATTGTTGACCTGGTTGTATTGTTATTGTCTCCGATTCGCTTATATCAAAATAATTGTAACCACCATCACGAGTTGCTTTAATGTTGTACGAACCTGTATTTACATAGGTGAAACTATTATCTATAATAATAGAACCAGAAGGTTCTCCTATAATTTCAAATGATACTGTTGCATCATTACTCCAACCACCAATAACTTCTAGTTGTACAGTTGGTAGAGTGGCACTAAAGTCAAATGATGTATTTATAAACGAAATGGTTGGTGGTTGTACAGCCTTAGTAATACTTAAATCCAGTACACCAGAAAGGTCAGCAAAATTAGAAACGTGTCTAGTTACTGTAATAGGATAACTTGAAACATCTGTATATATAAATAACCCATCACTATCAATATCACCTCCTTCAGATGAAAAACTGAAACTAAAATCTGGTCTACCAAATCCATTCAAATAAGCGGTTATACCAACCTTCTTTGAATCTGCTTTGTATACAAGAGAATCTTCTTCTGTAGTAAATATAGAATCAAAATAAGGCAATTGTTGACCTGGTTGTATAGTGATTATCTCCGATTTGCTTATATCAAAATAATTGTAACCACCATCACGAGTTGCTTTAATGTTGTACGAACCTGTATTTATATAGGTGAAACTATTATCTGTAATATAAGAACCAGAAGGTTCTCCTATAATTTCAAATGATACTGTTGCATCAGGGTTCCAACCACCAGTAATTTCTAGTTGTACAGTTGGTAGAGTTGCACTGAAGTCAAATGATGTATTTATAAATGAAAGAGGTGTTGGTTGTACAGCTTTATTTATCGTAATGGTAGAACGATTCGTTATTTGTTCATCGCCACTTATACCGTACACTACATACGTACCAATACTATTGTAAGATAATTCAGTATTACTATATATCACATATGAAGCGTCAGATTCTGGAACTACTAAATTACGAACGTAATGTATTCTATACTGGCTTAATGGTTGAAATCCTTGTGGTGTGGAAGATATGTTTGATAAATTTAATGTATTGGTACTAAAATCTTCACTGTGTTCATAACTTATATAGTACATGTGCTCTTGGTTAATAATTTCGAACGAACCACTTAGAGTAGTGATTTCAGTTCCATTAATAATTATCTTAGTCACATCACTATTATTATTATAATAACTTGAACTAACATTGGTTACCTCAGTTCTATTAATTATACTTGACCCACCACCTCCACCAGACTGTATTCTGTAAACACTCATACCTGCACCACCGCCGAAGAAACCACTACCTCCAGTACCTCCTCTACTGTACAGTTGTTGTCTACTAACATCGTCTGGTTCTATTTCATAATCATCGTATGGTTCATAAGTATTTCCTCGACCTCCATATAGAAATTGTCCATCTTCTCCTTGTCCGTAATAGAATAGTTCAAGTTCACTAGCAAGAGTTGCTCCATCCATAATATGGTGTCCACTTACCTCTTGATGTGTACCACCTTCTCCACCGCCACTTACAAATGTTTCTACAAGACTTGAATTCGTGTATGTATATCCTGGTGCAGTAATACCAGGTTGACCAGAATAAATGTCGTACGTTACACCATTATACGACCGAGTATATGTATCTTCATTTGAAATACCTGCATTACCACCGTGACTTTGTCTTATTGTTGGTTCTATTTCACTATCATCTTCGTCAAATAAAGGGAATTTCTCTTCACCATACCCACCACCACCGCCTGCAATTGCAATAATATTTGAATGATTTAAATCATCTTTTACAAGTTCATCAAACGGGACATATCCTAAGTATACTGCAGAACCACCCTTATGTCCACTTACATCATGTGATGTAAAGAATGTATTCCAATACACCTTGTAAGGATGAGGACTTCTTATAGCAAAATTTAAAACTGAACCTTTTCCACCATAACTCGTATTTGGTGTGCTACCTTGTAGTATAAATGAGCAGTCTATTATATTTGTCATATATTCCTATTTCTGTTGTTTATATAGTACACACGCATATTATACAATATTCTTTTTTGATGAAAGTATTTTACATAAAATTGATTTTCAGAATTCTATTATTATAAAACAATACAAAGTTAATACTACTGTTATTATTACTCATACTCATACTTATACTAAAAAAGTTATGTCAGACCTTGCACAACAATATCAGCGTAAAACCGATAAGCAACACGTATTAGATAATCCTGATACGTATATTGGTTCCGTTGAAAGAGTTGACTGTGACTTATGGATTTTACAGAATACAACAAATAGTGATAAAATAGATTCGGCCAATATTGAATACGTTCCTGGACTGTACAAATTATTCGATGAAGGTGTCGTGAATTGTCGTGACCACGTAATTCGAATGAATCAGTCTACAGCATCCAATAAACGTTTGGTTTCTCACATTGACATTGACGTTGACTCAGAATCTGGTATGATTACTATGACTAATGATGGAAACGGTATAGATGTTGCAAAACATCCTACAGAGGATTTATGGATTCCCGAAATGATATTTGGACATTTGCGTACATCTACAAATTATGACAAAACACAAAAAAAGATTGTAGGAGGCAAGAATGGATTTGGATTTAAGTTGGTTCTAATTTGGTCTAAATGGGGACGTATTGAGACAGTTGACCATACACGTGGTCTAAAGTACGTCCAAGAGTTCCACGATAATTTAGAAAAAATAGACCCACCTAAAATTACCAAAGCTGGTGCTACTAAACCGTACACAAAAGTATCATTCATTCCTGATTATGCACGATTTGGTGTACCGAAATTATCACACGATATGACAGCGCTTTTGAAGAAGCGTGTATATGATATTGCAGCTGTAACTGAAAATTCATCAAAGAAAATAAAAGTAAATTATAATGGTGTACAGGTTCCTGTAAAGAATTTTCAGCAATATTTGGATTTGTATATCGGGTCAAAAGACGATTCGAAACGTGTATACGAACATCCAGATAACCGTTGGGAATATGCAGTCGCATTAGCACCAAAGCACGAATTCACGCAGGTATCTTTTGTGAATGGTATTTGTACATTCAAAGGAGGTAAGCACGTGGACTATATATTAGGACAAATTCTGCGCAAGTTGTGTGCGTATATTGAAAAGAAGAAGAAGATTACTGTAAATCAAGCAACGATTAAAGAGCAGTTAATATTGTTTGTACGGTGTGATATCGAGAATCCAAGTTTCGACAGTCAGACAAAAGATTTCATGAATACTCCTTCGGCTAAATTCGGTTCTCAATGTACAGTATCCGATAGTTTTATTGAGAAGATTGCGAAGATGGGTGTTATGGATATGGCTTGTCAGTTGACGGAGACAAAAGAAGCTGGAAAGACGAAAAAGAAAATGGATGGTTCAAAATCAAAAAACATTCGTGGAATACCTAATTTCGTGGATGCTAATTTTGCTGGAACAGATAAATCCAAAGACTGTACACTCATATTAGCTGAGGGATTATCTGCTATGTCAGGTATTGTTTCTGGACTGAAAAGCGAAGACCGTAATGTGATTGGTATTTACCCTTTGAAGGGTAAAGTGCTAAATGTCAGGGGAGCAACACGTGACATTAGTGAAAATCGTGAACTCGCCGACTTAATCAAAATTCTTGGTCTGGAAATTGGCAAAGAATACAAAACAATGGCGCAAATACAAAAGGAGTTGAGATACAGTAAAATAATGATAATGTCTGACCAGGATTTAGATGGTTCACATATCAAAGGTCTGTGTATTAATCTCTTTCATAGTATGTGGCCTAGTCTTGTACAGTTGGACGGTTTCCTATCTTTTATGAATACGCCTATATTACGGGCGACAAAAGGAAAAGAAGTACTTCGTTTCTACAATGAAGGTGAACACTTAAAATGGAAACAATCTTTCCCAAAAGAACAACCAAAGGGATGGACACTGAAATATTTCAAGGGTCTAGGTACTTCTACTTCTACAGAATTCAAGGAATACTTCGCGAATAAAAAAGTGGTGGATTTCCAATACAAAGGTGGTGAAAGTGATAATACTGTAGATATGGTGTTCAATAAAAAACGCACAGAAGATCGTAAAGGTTGGTTGGAAAATTATGATAAACACGCGTATTTGGACACTTCTCATCCATTAGTACCGTACGAAACATTCTTCCATAAAGAAATGGTCCATTTTAGTGTGTATGATTGTGAACGGTCTATTCCCAATATGGTGGATGGTTTGAAGACCAGTTTACGGAAAATCCTCTTTTCGGCATTTAAGCGTAAATTAACCAGTGAAGTAAAGGTTGCACAGTTTTCTGGGTATGTTTCGGAGAATAGTGCATATCATCACGGTGAAGCGAGTTTGAATGGTGCAATTGTAAATATGGCACAGAATTATGTGGGTTCTAACAACTTGAACCTGTTGGTACCGAACGGACAGTTCGGTACGCGATTAAAGGGTGGTGAAGATAGTGCATCGGAAAGATATATATTTACGTGTTTGAATTCTTTAACACGTGCAATATTCCCAGAGGCAGATGATGCTGTACTGGATTATATTGACGATGATGGACAATTAGTTGAACCTGAATATTATGTGCCAATTATTCCCTTCTCTTTAGTGAATGGTATCACTGGTATTGGTACTGGATTCTCTTGTACAATACCGTCATACAATCCATTACAACTCGTTGACTACTTGAAGAAAAAACTGAATGAAGATAGTTTGGACGGATTTGACTTTATGCCTTACTATGAAGGTTTCACAGGTACTGTACAAAAGATTGTAGATACGAAATTCCTGATTCGCGGGAAATATGAAAAGATTGCAGAAGACAAAATTTTGATTACAGAATTACCAATTGGAACATGGACTATGAACTATTTGACATTCTTGGAAGAATTAATGGATGGCGGTAACGATAAAAAGAAAAAAGCTGCCAATAGTACTCCTATTGTAAAAGACTTTACTAATATGTCTACAGAAGTACACGTACATATTACAGTACAGTTTGCAAAGGGTAAATTGGCTGAATTAGAATCTACTGTAGAGGCGAATTCCACGATGAATGGTGTAGAAAAGGCACTCAAATTATCTACCACTATCAGTACGACAAATATGAATATGTTCAATGGTCGCATACAGTTACATAAGTATAATACTGTACAAGAAGTTATTGATGACTATTACGCAGTTCGCATTGATATGTACGGTAAACGGAAAGCTGCTCAAGTGAAATCTTTGGAAGCAAAGGTACAAGAGTTGTCCAATCGTGCGCGATTCATAACGGAAGTAGTTAATGGTAAAATCGATTTGAGAAAAATGGCGGACGATAAGGAGACCGATGACTTCTTATTGAAAGCGAAGTTCGATAAAGTAGATGATAAGTACGATTATTTGACACGTATGCCAATGCATAATATGAACAAGTCACGAGTAGAAAAAATTAAGAAAGAACGTGAAGAAGCTGTACAAACATTAGAGGAATTAAAGAAAACTACATTAACTATGATGTGGAAGCGTGAACTTGATGTATTTGTACGGGAATACGGTAAATATAAACAGGAACGCGAAAAGTTGCAAGATAGAAGTAATATGGAAAAAATGAATAGTTCTGGTAGTACAAAAACAGTAAAAAAGCGTAGTACAAAGAAGTAATATGAAGTAATATGAAGTAATATAGTTGTTTATGTGTATAGTATATTTTTTTTATATTGTACACATATAATGAGTGAAATTCATCCCGAGTTGGCGAGTAAATACGATAAACAAAATGTGAGAGATTGGTGGATGTCGGAGAAATTGGATGGTGTACGGGCTTGGTGGTGTAATGGTAAATTATATTCCAGAGAAGGTAATATGTTTTACAGTCCACCATATTTTACAGAAAAGTTTCCTGATATCACTTTAGATGGTGAGTTGTTCATGGGAAAAGGCAGATTCCAAGACTGTGTTGGTACAGTAAAAAGACATCAGCCAACAGAAGCATGGAAAGAATTACAGTTTGTGGTATTTGATGCGCCACATATTGAAAGTAGTTTTGAGAATCGATTGACCAAAGCCCGAGAGACAATAGCGGAAATGGAAGACTGTACATACATCCGTTTATTAGAACAAGTTAAGTGTACAGGACCAGAAAGTGTAAAAACCTTGTTGTCTCAGATAGAAAGTGAAGGCGGTGAAGGCGTTATGCTGAGACATCCAACAGCATTGTATAATCCATATGGAAAACGTACATCCAATTTACTGAAAGTGAAAACTATGCACGACGCAGAAGCAGGTGTAATAGGCCACGAAGCAGGTAAAGGAAAACATCTTGGAAGATTAGGCGCTTTGTTATGTACAGTAAAAGAGGACCCAACAAAGAAATTTAAAATAGGGACAGGATTCACAGATGATGAAAGAATGAATCCACCCGAAATAGGTAGTACAGTAACTTATCGATACTTTGAATTGACAAAAGGAGGTATACCTAGATTTCCTGCTTATATGCGGGTTAGAAATGATTATTGATCAATAAGAACGAGTCAGTCAGTTTATTCTACATAATCATCTCTACGTTGTAAAAAATATTCTTTAAGTATATCATTTATTTCATTTCTTATATTCTCTTCCCATTCTAACAACCCAATACTATTTGTTACTAATATATCAGTAAATAATAATCCTTTTTTTTTTAGAAAATTTGTAAAGACTTTATGCCTATTTACATAATAACGTTTTGTTAATGATCCATGATATAAATGATATGTAGAAATATCTAAGAATGATGTTTTAGTATCTTTTGGGAAAAAAGATGTTAACTCGATTGGTATATATGTCATTGTATGTATATTATGAGTGTTTGTTATCATATGAACTAACTCAGTATCGCCACTTCCCAAAACGTGATATTGTGGTAAACCAAAATATTTTATAAAATCTCGTTTGAATCCCCAAGCATATCCGTGATGCCCTGTATGAATATCGGCTCTTACAAAAGAAGATTTCTTCTTCTGAAAAGTTCTGAAATTAGCATTCAACCAATAAGCGGTATTGAAAGGTTGACATATATCTACATCGTCTAGTTCAATAGATAATTTATCGTACCAATTGACATCATCGAAAAATAAATCAAAGTCAATCATGCATATTTTTCTAAATTTATTCGGCACAGATTTTTCTATTAAGTTAAAAATATTTTCTTTATAGAACATGTAGCTATTTGTAGTAAATCTAACAACATTTGGCGCTTCTTGAAAAAAGAAAGGTTCATTTTTAATGCAAACTTCTCCAATATAATATGGTATTTCTGCTTTATCAAACATATTTTTGACAAATAATGCATTTTGTGCAATTCGAACAGAGTTACCAAAATTAAAATAAGCAAACACAATAATCATGTCATTTCTTGAAGGAATGTTATAATTTATATTCATAAGTGTCGGTATTTCATGAACATTAGTTGTCGATTTTGAAGGTGTAGCAGGTATTTTAGTGTTTATTATATCAAAATGATGCACTAAGTTTTTTACATTTCCTCTACCATTATACGTTGTACGGTTTTTTTCGTGAAAGCATAAATTCATTGTTATTTATACAATATATTTATGCACTATTTTGTGTATCTGTACGTAAAATTTTCAATACATCTTTTCCAGATATCGTTTCTTTTTCTAATAATTCTTTACACAGTACAGTTAACATATTTTTATTTCGAGACAATAATTGGAATGCTTCTTTGTACGCTTCTTTCACCAATGTCAATGATTCTTCATCCATTTTTTCTCTCGTTTTATCAGAATATCGTGCACCCATAGCTAAACTTCTTCCTAAAAAGGGTGTACGGCCACTATCTGTTTCTTCATTGTAAAATACTTTCAAATCTTCTCCCATTCCAAAATTACCAATCATAGACTGGGCTAAAGAATTCGCCGTTTTCAAATCCTGTACAGCACCTAATGAGACAAAATCTTCGCCATAATATAGTGATTCGGCGGCTTTGCCGCCCATTGCAACCACTAATCGTTTCTTCAATAATTCTTTCGTGTACAGTCCACCATTGATAACTTCAGGTCTTTCATTGAATAATGTATATCCACCTGCACCATCATATGTTGCTTGTATGGTCACCTTTTTCAGTACAAAATATTGACTAAATACTGTAGCTAAAAATGCGTGTCCAATCTCGTGTATAGCGATTCGTGCGCGTGTATCTTCTGTACGAGTATCATTGCGTTTTATAATACCCACAATTAATTTCTCTAAAGCATTCGTCAAATCGTCTTGTTTAATAATAGTTTCGCCTTTACGTGCTGCTAAAATTGCGGCTTCGTTCACCAAATTCTTGATTTGTGCACCTGAGAATCCTTGTGTCATTTCGGCCAATAGTCCTACATCAGTATTATTTACAATATTCTTGTTACGTGTGTGCACTTTGAAAATGGCTTTTCTGGACTCTACATCTGGTAGTGGTACGGTAATTGTACGATCGAAACGCCCAGGTCTTAGCAAAGCACTATCCAATACATCTTTACGGTTTGTTGCTGCAATAATAAGAACTCCATCGTTTTGATTGAACCCATCCATTTCTGCCAATAGTTGATTGAGTGTTTGTTCACGTTCGTCATTTCCGAGATTAACACCTGTACCACGTTGTTTTCCAATAGAGTCGATTTCATCGATGAAGAGAATACAAGGTGTATTTTCGCGTGCTTGTTGGAATAGTTTTCTCACTTTCTGTGCACCTAATCCTACAAACACTTCTACAAATTCAGATGCTGCTACTGAGACAAAGTTGGCGTCACATTCACTTGCAATTGCTTTTGCTAAAAGTGTTTTTCCTGTACCTGGTTCTCCAGCAAGAAGAATACCTTTTGGGATTTCAGCACCAGCTGCTTTATAGTTTGTTCCATTTTTCAAATATGAGACAACTTCGGCACATTCTTCAAAAATTTCTGGACTTCCTGCCCAATCAGCCAAACTAATATTTGCTTTCTGCATGTTTTCTTTGGCTTTTTTCACATCGATATTACTATTCATACTACCACCAAATGGATTCATCCCATTACCCATACCTGTACCCATACCACTTCCAGGATTATTTCTACGGAATATAAGGGTTAGGATGGCAGCTGCAATATAAATAGTGAAACCAGCATTCAAAAATGCACCAAGAATACCTATACCTTGTGTAAATAGATTAGATGCCGCTTCGGTTGGTTTCTGTAAAATATATGTCTCAGTTTTCGTTTTGCGAGATGCATCAATAATAGTATTTGCAAGTGTTGGAGATGAATATGTTACAGTATAATCTACTATAGTATTTGTAGGAAGTTCATTATCAGCAGAGTCAGAATAAATTTTCTTTAAATCATCTGTAAAATAAAGATGCTGAATTTCGCGTTTATCAACGTCTTGTAGTAGTTCAGAATATGGTTTTTCTCTTAGATAAGGTTCTGCTCTTGATAATTTACCGTAATTAATATCACTTGGTTTTCCGTAACATACTGTACAAGATATTGGTTTTGAGACAAAGCGTCTCAATCCTACGGCAATATTGGGTAGGCAAAGTAAAAATATCGTAAAAGAAATCATCTTTATGATATTTTGTATTAGTGTATTCTTTCTAAATAGATTTTTTACATTTTATCGAATATTAGGTCTGTTGTAGTGGATATGCCAATTATTTTTGTCTCATTTACTTCTATTTCAATAATTCGTTTCTTTTGTTTTCGTCCTCCGCCTTTTAAAAATGACATTAATGTTTTTACAGTATCACTTTTTCCTGCTTTTTCTGTTATTTTTTCTTCGATTTCATCTGGGTCGAAATTTGTCTCATTATCTGATTCACTACTTTCTGAATTACTACTTTTAGATTTGCTACTGCTACTGCTACTGCTACTGCTACTACTTGTTTTACTGCTTTCTGTATCACTGTCAAAATCACCGTTTGATTTATTTTTGTATTTATCGTACACAGCATTTTCATCGTCTTCTATATCATCTTCCGAACTACTTTCGTCGCTATCTAATTCTTCTTCTAAAGAACGTTCGAGGTCGTCCTTTTCTTGTTGTTCAGTAACCTCTTCGTCTTCTGACTCAGATTCAGGCGTAGGTTCAGGTACAGACTCAGGTACAGACTCAGGTACAGACTCAGGTACAGCCTCAGGTACAGACTCAGGTACAGACTCAGGTACAGGTTCAGGTACAGACTCAGGTTCAGTTTTATCTTTTGTCTCAGTTTTTTTTTCTTTATTATCACTTTCCTCTTCACTTTCCTCTTCACTTTCCTCTTCACTTTCCTCTTCACTTTCCTCTTCACTTTCCTCTTCACTTTCCTCTTCACTTTCCTCTTCACTTTCCTCTTCACTTTCCTCTTTCTCTTCAGTTTTATTTTTACTGTCTACTTCATCGAGTTTCGGTTCCTTTTCACTTTCCTTTTCCTTTTTCTTTTCTTCTACACTTGTCTCATCATCAGGAACTTCATCACCAGAATCTAATTCAGAATTATCACTTATTTCGTTTGTCTCATCTTCATCTGATTCGGTATCAGATACGATTGGTCGATTTTCGGATTCTTGTGCTTGTTCTAATTCGGTTTTTGAAAGAACTTCGACATCTTTTGCTTGATCATAAAATGCAATATATTTCGATATTTCTTCTGCATCTTTTATTGGTTTTACTGTAAAAAAATACATGGACCCTAATACAGGATATAAAGGATGAGACGATTCGGTGGCTTCTTTCGCCGATTCTATCATAACTGCTGTACTATGAATTGTCTCATCATCATCTGAACCAGAATCAGAAGCGCCATCATCTTCCTTTGAAGTTTGACCAACTAATTTTTGTACAGTACTATTGATAAAGTTACCAATATTTGTAAGAGGATTACCGCCAGCCATAAGAGTACTACTACGAGTGTCGGACTTAATGAGACAAGGATATAGTACAAATGGTTCTTTTTCACTTAGTAAATGTCGCAAATTGTCTTTATCAAAATATGTCTCAATAATAGTAGGGTCGATATCAGTTGATGAGACAATCTTTTTATTTACAATTTCGTCACGGGTTAGTAGTGCATAGTTGCTTATATTTTCGTTTGCGTCAAATATGTTGTACACAGCATCGCCATTTAAAATTACAGTGACCTTGTCTCGTTGTTCACTTTGAATGTAACCTATGTAAGCATTTTTAGATAATTTCATTTTAGTATCAAGAGGTATACCGTCTTTCTGCATTTTTATTACTGTACTAATACATTGATTTACAATTTCAACGTGTTGTGGAGACAATTCTTCAATAGAACTGTTATCACTTTCCGAGACACGGTCATATGAATCAATAGAATGGTCATCGTTATTATTGTTGTACAGTACTTTATCATAAATAAATGAAGGAAATGTGTGAAAATCGGATGTTTTTTGTAGAAGAAATAATGTGTATGATTTATCTTTCCAAGTTTGTGTAAAATACAGTACAATATTAACAGTTAATTTAGATTCGATATCCATGTTCATAGCTTGAGTATATTTGTCTCGTAAACTATCATTGTCATCGTCGTTGTCGCTGTCACTGTCACTATAACTTACAACATCGTCTTTATCTTCGGGTATGCTATGTTTACTGTATTCATCGATAATTTCTGGTTCTTCTTCTATTATTTCTTCAGGTGTATCAGGTGCATCAGGTGCATCAGGTTCGTCTTTTTTGATATAAGGGTCGAATACGGTGTTTACATTTGATTTTTCCTTTTTTACAGGTTGCGATGAGCTAAACATATTGGCGAAGAATCCATTTGATGATTCGTCATCTTTTTTATTATTCTTTTCGGATTCAGTAAAAGGTTTACTAAATTCTTCAATGTATGATTGTATTTTCTTGAATCCTGAGAAATCCATTTTACAGTATGTAGACAAATTATTTCATATAGTTGTTTCAAAAAAGAATATAAAGTGTAACTACATTAATTATATAACAACTACTACAGTCAGTTATTTATCTTTACAGTCTTATTCTAGTTTTTATAATTAATGGAGGTTGATACTCAATCATTTGTTGGAAGTAATGTGTATAGCGATGAAATGCCCCACGCATATGACCAAGAATCTCATAATCCGTATGAGTATTCTGAGGCATCATCGTTTGATTACGGTAATCACGTTGACAAACGTGCGGTAAATACACAAAGACCCAATCATCATATCATGAATATTCAAGACCCGAAAGATCCAACTAAAAAGGGAAAAATCAGTGTATTTTCTACTGAAAATCACATTGGTGCTCCTATTGTAAATGCAGTTACAGGAATCCCATATTACAAGGATGATTCTCTTATGCGTAGACATACGGTTGGCTCTAATTTTGAGTATGAATTATTCAAAACAAAAGACGTTTCGGGACGTGTGAATGGGAAATCATTATTGCTATTTTATGATGGGCCTTCACAATGCGAGAGACATTTAATGCTAAAGCTATCCCAAACTGTACACGAGAAATGGAATAAAGGTAAACAATAAAATAATTATAACTAAACATATTTTATTGTTTTAGGAAAAGAGAATATATGTCTTCAAATATAAAGTTTTTACCTGCAAAAGTAATTCTTCCCAAAGTGCCTGTAGTGTCATATCCAGTAGATATTAGTACACAGAATATAAACGATGAAGTCGGGAGTGGATTTGATACGCGTTATACTGTAGAAACACCATTTGACAAGGCACGTTTTCAGTCCCTATTAACTATGCAAAGTAATCTAAATTATTTGACAAATCAAAAAATCCATTTCAAAACAAAAGTAGATACCGCAAAAGTAGTACTGAATTTATTAGAGCATTCTTCGTACAGTATGAGTGGTCCAAATATACGGAATGGTGGATTATTGGATGAATGGGGAACAGAAATGTTTTAATGATTGGTGTAAAATTTACTTCTTTTTTTTATTTTTCTTATTTTTGGACTTCTTTGGTAGTTCATTTGCGGGTTCAGATGTACCTTCAATATCTGCAACCAGTTTATTAAATTCTTCTTCAGTAGTATTATCTGTAATAGGTCGAATAGACGATTTCATCTGTGTTCCATCTTCCAACGAACGATATACAAAATGGTTTGGGTCATTTGTATTTTCGATTACATAATTGGCTTGTTTTTGTTTTTCTAGTAGTTGTTGTTCTTTTTTCTTCGCTAATTTTGCGCGGATACGGTCTTTGGTAGATTGCATTTTGGTCATTCTATCGATTGCATTGGTGTCTACTCTAGCATTTTTACCAAACATATTCATCATTTGTTCCATACCAGGCATACCATCCATTCCACCCATTCCACCCATTCCACCCATAGTTTTCGCTAAATTCTTGAACATTTCTTTTGCATTTTTTGTACCTCCTCCCATATCTTTCATTTTACCGAAAATTTCGGCGGTTTCTTTCATTATGTCTTCTTGAGACAAGTCGCCGCTCTCCATCTTATCCTTGAACTTTCCGTGAATCTTTTCCATGATAGTTTTGAGTTTGTTGGGGTTTTTCATAATGGTTTGAAAAATTTCGGCGGTGGCGTTGTTTTCATTTAGGTTTTCGAAATCGATACCAAAAGAATCTTTAATATCTTCACTCAATTCTTCTATGAGTTCAGATGTTAAACTCCCTAATTTTTCTCCGAAAATACCTTTAATGTGTTCATGAATATTTTCTGCATCAGGAATGTTTTCAGGATTGAATGAAGATTCAGTTGGTTTCTCTTCTTTTTCTGTACTGTCGTTCTCATTTTCGTTTGAAAACATTTTATCAAACATTTTATTCATATTGTTCTGCATTTCTTCTCCATCTCCACTACCCATTTCTTTTGCAAAGGTTTCTGCGAATTCTGTAAAAGATTCATTGATTTCTTTTTCCATGTTTTCCATATTTTCTTCTGTCTCGTCGCTCGCCTTTTTCGCATTTTCTTCCATATTACTAAAAAAACTACCAATATCTTTCATTGCATCAGCTAGTTTTCCGTGTAGCTCTTTTTCGTCCATTCCTTCAAACATACTAGCAGATTCGCCGAAATTTACGCTTTCTTTCACGCTTCCAATTACTGCAAAAAGGACCAATTGCAAATATTTCCAAATTGATTGTTTTGTGTTATCAGTGACACCTTCCATATTGTACAAACGAGAGAAGTTTACATTGGGCAACAAAAATGTTTTATCGGCATTTGCAACTTCAAAGAAATCATCATTTTGGTACAGTATTTGGAAAAATAATTCAGGATATATATCAAGACAATATTGGTACAGTTCTAGCCACTCTAGTTCGGTTGTCTCTTTATGATATTTTGACCAAAGAGAAGAATATTCAGGAAATGTTACTGACAACGCTTGCGTAAAGTCGATAATAAGAGAAGGAAATTTGTCTGGATATGTGATATCATCAGCTTCAGGCTTGTGATCTGTTGACATTGTATAAGTAAAAAAATCACAATCGTTTCTTTTATACTTTTCTTGAGAGAAAAATATTGTTTGAAAATAACGCGTATTATATTGTTGTACGATATAAATGGCGATGGTCTCTGTCCGTTGCCTGTGGTCTTTCCATTGGCATTACCAGCGAGCTCTGGTCTTGGCAGTACTTTAAGTATCCAATCGCTTCATTGTACACATTTTGTACAGCATAATCCAATACAATTCCATTTAGGCGTTCTACTTGTGCTGTAACTGAATCGCTCTCGTTAAACTGACCATACTGTAAATATACACTTCTCATAATAATTTTCAGATTGTCTATATTTTGTGGAGGTACCACTAGTTTTTTCTCACCAGACATTTGATACACTCCTGCACGAAGACCATTTTGTACGATTTGAACATTGCCTTCAGAAAAGTACACTTGGGCTAAAATGTTTTCTTCAAGGATTCCTTCTAGTGGTTGTCTGTATTCGGTTGTTTTGTTTCGAATGGATATTTTTTCAGCCATTTGAAAGCGGACATTGGGGTCTGAATCATCTAAAATGTTTATTCTCCCATTGTATCTCTCATTGTCTAGGATTTTGTCTACTTGTTCATTTAAAGAAGTCATTTTTCCTGATTATAGTGTTTATTTAGAAATAAATATAGTATTTTTGTATGTAGAAATTATATTTACTGTTTATATAGGAAATAAATATAGTACATAAATCATGGATAAATTCTATACTGTAACAATAATTGTTGCCTTTGTTATTTTAGTTATTGCTTTAATTGGTTTAGGAATTCTTTTACAGAATCAAGATGCTGCAACTGAATTTCCACCAAAACAGAATCAATGTCCTGATCATTGGACTGTAAGTGGTGAATATTGTAAGTGGGAGACTGATAATTTTAATTTGGGTGATCTAAGTACAAATGATACAACTGGTAAAATATATAGTATATCAGGTGATTATGTAGAACATTCTACTGACCAAAATGGAATTAAGTTCAAGTCTAATGTCCTTCGTTGTGATAAAAAGAAATGGGCAAATAGCAATGGTATTATTTGGGATGGTATCTCAAATTATAATCAATGTTAATTATACCAGTCAAGGTTTGAAAGGGCGTCATTTCAAAAATATATTTTTTAACTTTACGCAAATATATTTTTACGGTATGTCTTCAATGTCATCTAGTTCTAATTCTTCGTTTATTTCATTTGACTGTGTGCGTTCGTTAGACCCCCAGTCAATAGAATCTGAAAGATTAACTGATGGTGGTACAGGTGGTATGTCATCATCATTTTCGTTTTCTTCATGAACATTTGGATCAATTTCATTTTCATCTATTTTACCAAATCGTTCGACACTAAGGTTTCCTTCTACAAGTGTATCTAGTTTACTTGCTAATACTGGATGTTGTTGCAGTACAAAAGTGTCAGTAACTATATCACGTTCCACATTCATAAGTTCATATGTCTCGCGCTGGATATATTGTGCTAAAGGTCTTATCTCCGTCATTTGTGTGTCTACTGCTTCACTCAATAAGTCTTCGTCTTGGTCTTGTAGCATAACTTTAACTTCTTCGAGCTTTTCTTGAATTGTTTTCGACTTCTGTAAAAGGATTTGTCTCTTTTGTTCATTGTAATAGCAATCGTTATGTGTATCTAAATATGACTTTAAATGTGTACTGTACAACTCATATAATTTCATTCGTTTTTCAAAGTTCGCTTTTGTATATTTATCATCTAAATATCGAAATAAAGAATCCATTTTACCTTCAATGAATCTTTCTTTCAGTCCTTCCATGTATTCTAAATATTCGTACAGCATTTTTTCTCGATTTTCGAAGAATCCACGATGGATAATAATTTTCCAATCACATTGCGGTTCATTATTACAAAACGCTTGGTATTTAGTAGATGTTATTTTGAATAGCATTCCACCTTTACCTCCACAACCGTGACACGGAGGTTTATCATTTTTGAATTTTAGTTGTTTTTTTATTTTATGATGCAAAGGAAATTGTCTGCCTTTAGAATCGTCTTGTCGTGATTTTGTGAACGTTTCATTTAGTTTCTCTCTACTCTTTTTTATTTGTGTCTCGTATTTAGATTTCATACGGAAATATTTAGCAACTTTTTCCTTGTATTCTTCTTCAATGGTCACGTAATCGAGAGTATCACTTTTCTTTAGGGATACCATTACACTTGCATAATTTCCGTAAACAACACTGTCAGGTACATGAGTCAATTTCAATTTTGGATTATTATTACAGTATAATTCTTTCAGTTGTTTAGTGGTAAATAAGTCTAATTTTTCAAGACGATTATATGCACAATGTAATATTTCTAAAGATTCTGGAAGATTGTGTATATTTTCTAGATATTCGAGATGATTGTACGAGACATTGATGGATTTTATTTTATCACACGTAGAAAAATCGGTTTTTTTGAGACAATTATGTGCCGCATTTACAGTAATAAGAGTATCAGGCAAACCATTTAATTCAGTGAGTTCATTGTACGGTATGTCTAAAATTTCCAATCCTTCGGGAATATTTTTCAATTCGGTGATTTTTCCTTTTGAGAAAAAAATAGCTTTTATGTCTTCAAAATAGTATTTTTTCAGGAACTGTAAATTTACAGTTCCTTGTATGCTGGGGATATATAATTCGGTTGCACTACTCTTTTGTTTTTTAAGCCATTCTTTTAAGAAATCATTTGCGTTGTTCTCATATTGAAAATCCTTATCATCAAAATTAGAATCACGGTATACTGGAGGTATATCATCTTTTTGCATTAAACTACTCGTACCAATATTTACTTCTTCCATTGTACAATATGGATTAATTATATATTATACTGAGGAAACAGTATATTCGAATGGATATACTCTTGTGACAAATATAAGAATGTCTGACCATATAGAAGTAGCAGGTGACCAAAGACGTTCATTTTGTGTATTATGATTCTGTACAATATATGTGTAATAGTCATTGACACTTAGTTCTTTACTTAAAAGTCCAATATTATCACGTGAGTGGTATAAATTCCACGTAGGACAAACGATTGGAAAACATCTATTGGAATAGTCAATTTCAAAAACTAGTACAATATATTCGCCTAAATAATCGTAAATATGGTTACAGACGTCATCTGGTAAATGTTTGAAATTATATTTGGTGGTCGGTACTCTTTTGTACTTTATGGTAACATAAATTTTTTCTTGCTCTCTTGTAAAGTCAATATGAGTAATTTCGCCTTTTTCGTTGTGAGGTGCAATTTGAAAGAAATCGTTTAACGATTCATATTGTCGTATTTGTTGTAAAAAACAATGATATCGACCGTGGAAATAAGTTTGCATTTTATAATGAATTTTTACTGTAAATATCCAATAATGTTACGTGAAATCAATTTTATTATGAATAAACAGGAACTTGAGTAGAATATATCAAAGGTTCATTTGAGACAGCGGTTTGAGGCATAGGCATACGAGTGATACTATTATGAGACAAGAATTTTTCTTTTTGGTATTCAAGTGCTCTTATTTTTTCTAATATGTATTGTTGTTCCATAATGGCCTGTCTTTCTCGTTCTTCAGGTGTTTTTTTTCGTTTTGCACAAAAGTATAATGTAATAAACCCAATAATAACAAATACTACAAGTACAGAAATATTGAACACCCAAGAATACACTTTTACTCTATTTTCGTGACAATCTTGTAATTTTTTGAACAAGAAATTTCCAGTATTGGCTTCGATTAATTTAGGGAAGTCGTGTAATGTTTGTTGAAAGTTCATTTTGTTGTCTTTGTTTTTACAGTAAAAAATATATTTTTCGATTTACTGTAAAAAATATATTCATGTTCGTGTTCATATTCAGGTTCAGGTTCAGGTTCATATTCAGGTTCAGGTTCAGGTTGCACTGAGTAAGAATAATACGAATGTGTATGACAGTATGGCGGTAATGATGGCGATAACCCATACAGGTATTACAGTTTTGTGTTTATAGCCTAGCCCGAAAGGTCGAAATCCACCATTTGGTAAATATGCGATACCAGGTTTCATTAAATGGAATACTGTAAATAAAATGAGAAAGATTAAAATTGATAATTGTAATTTGTATATTCGTACTACTTTCCGTGGAATCCAAGCCATATTCTTCTATATGATGAATCGAGATACTATTTATGTAAAATGATAACCAATCGATAATCATCCACCGTGTTGATAAATGTCGGCTAAATCGTCATCTTCTTCAGGTGGTCCTTCATCTGCAAACAGCAGTTCATCTTCTTCAGCGTCAGGGTCAAATCCTTCTTGTATATCAAACAAGTTCTCTTCATTTTGCTCTCCATATCCTGACATCCCATTGTCTTCCATTTCTTCTTCTACTAGGTCGTTCAAAAGGGTTTCTTGGTCTTTATCAGTAATTTCGTCTTCTCCAAAGAAGTTCTCCACTTTTTTACCATATGTTACTAAATCTTTTTGATTCATGAAATATTTGCCTAAACGCATGCGTTTCATAAGTACTTCTGCGCGAAGGACATCTTTTCCTTTTTTCCGTAAATCAGCAAAATGTTTCTTTACTTTATTTTTTTCGATTTCACTAGAGCGGTCGACGATTGAGACAATATCCTGATATGATTTGAATAGTATGTGTTTTCGTTTACCTGTACTGAACTGTAAATATACAGCTAATAATTCTCCTAAAGATTCTTGTAAATTCTGTTTTACTTCATTTGCTACTAATCCAGATTGTTCTTCAAATTCATCTTCCATCATATCGTAATCAACATCATCTTGTTCATTATTGTCTTCTGATTGTTTTACAATTCTATTGGTACGTTGAATTATTTCGGTAGATTCTGAAGAATTAATATAGGTGTGTAGTACTAGTAGTACAATAAACATGTGCATACGTAAAATAACTGTTCTATTTTCAGGACTGTGTTCTAATATTTGAGACAAGTATTGCATTATGTACTGTAGAGGTTGTAATTTTTCGACAATATCCGTCATAACAGAAGTCAAATTGACATTATATTTTTCACCTTTAATAGTGTTTAATCGTTCAAATGTATCACTAGCATATGTATTGAATCTTACGGTATCTTCTTCTGTAAATCCCCATTGTTGTGAATAGTCTAATATTTTCTTTTTGTATTCTGTACCAACATATAATGGGAATAATGTCGAAATGTGTTTCACGAATCCTTGTACAGTATTGGTGACAAAGGAAATTTCATATTGTTCATTCTCAAAAAACACTTTGAAGAATTCGTTTATCATATTGGTGACTTGAGTTTTGGTTTGTTTTTTGACGTTTTTTCGTAAAAACTGTTCAAGTTCTCGTTTCCATGCATTAATATTTGTATACAGAAAGTTGTTCATTTGTCTCATAGACATCTGAGACACGTTATCGCTTTGAGATGTATTTTCTTCCAATGCGTCTTCTGGTTGTGTCTCATCTTGTAAGAATTTTGTCATTAACTGAGTAAAATTATCTATTGTACGATAAAATGAAGTTATGGTATTAACGTCTTCTTCTCCGCGGATGTTTTCTCGGAATTGTTCTAGTTCGGTTATGATTTGAGACTTCCAATTATATTCGATATTTGGCAGTACATTTACAGCATTTCGTTTATTAATGGCGGTCATCATATGCATAAATTTATTGGTGCTTACCGTTTTGCCTAATTCAGCCATCATTTCCATTTTTTGTTCTAGAGATGCCTTAGGGTCATATTCAGGCGGTCGTTCTCCGCATATTTCTTTCAGGTCACTAGGCATTACATATGTCTCAAGGTCATATTTACAGTAATGAAAAAATATCTTGTACATTAATTCTTTCTCGATAGTTTTATAGTAGTTGGTAGTTGCAGATAATTTTTCGACGTCCTGTATATCTCTCACTCTCTCGTGTAAAAACGGTGTTTTCATATCCAATTTGAATCCTTTCAGTAGTCTAGAAATGACTTGTGTGTTTTTCAAGAATGCTTCTAGTCGGTCATCTTCTTTGATAAAATACTGTAAAACAGTCATTCGTTCATTGGATTCGTTACAGCAAGCATTTTGTTGGAATGGAATTTGAGAGAAGGTATTCAATAGTGTGTCTTTATTTTCCAATATCTCAGCCAATAACTGTACAATACCATATGCAAACATTTCGACTTTATTTGTGTACACACTAAGTGATGCCCATTGGTCTTTACTGCCATCTTGAAACATTTTTTCCAGATTTTTGTGATATTCGGTGGCGACACCTCTCAAAGGTTTGCTGGATTCATTCATAATCTTTACGGTATAAGTGGGTGGAGAAAAACGATGCCATCTAAGTGAGACATTTAGGTCATCGGGTATTGTCTCGGATTCGTGTTCTTTTACATAATCTCGTTTTGTATTTAACAATGTTTGTACAGTTTCCAATGGTACAATGTATTTTTCCAATATACTGTACAACTTATCTTCCATAACTCCTGCTTTAGGGCTAATGATTTTTGCGTCTTTTGACATGAATCGCATAACGCACGCGATATATGTGATTGCTCCACGAGTCCCTGTTGTCTCAAGTGGATATCCTGTAAAAGATTTTTTACAACTTTTTTCGTATTTTGTTATTTGAAGAGATGGCATTAGAGATTGTATAGCTACAATGAAAGCTGCACCCGCGACTTCGGCTTTTTTGCTATTAATGTAGACATCATATGAGACTGCCTTTTTCCCCTTTGCTTTGTCCTTTTCTTTCGTTTTTTCTTGAAGTTTTGTGTAAAGTTTTTCGGATGGGAACACTTTTTTTTCTTTGGACAACTGTACACAAATATTTATGGCGATTTGCTCGATTGTCTCGACTTCTATGAATGTTTTTTCCGAAATACCATTAATCCATTCGAACATATGTTGTGTCATTTCGTCGTCATACATAGAGGTGTTACGTTTTGATTTTACTTTAGTGACTTTGGTAAATACTGCATTTTCATCATCATTGGATGTCTCAGATGTATCCTGTTCATCAGCGTCAGCGAAAGTATGCAAGAACGACCCATCTTCTGAGTATTCTATTTGCTTCAGTATGCATCCAGTGTATTTATCAATGACGTGACCACCATCATCACTAAGAGACCCTTGTTTTTTTATTAGAATATCTAACTTTTTCAAGTATTCGCCTTCGTGGAATGCGACTGCGAGTTCATAAAGGGAACATTCTAGTAATTCAGTATCTGTCTCAAAACAATACTTCCATCCAGGTTTTTCATTTGACAATGGTTCTCTACAGTACAAACGATAGAATTCAATAATAGCGGTCTGTCTGCTTGAAAAATCGAGAGATTGATGGAACAAATGATTACGATGAATCCAATGTGGTGACCTAAGGCGTTCATTTCTGTACACATTATTACCAATATGATTTGCACGATTATTGAATGTGAGACTCCGCAGTGAATTAATATAAGTTGACTTTGTGAGTTGGTCTTGTAACATAGCAATTTTTTTTGAGATATCTTCCTTGATATTGCTCAAATTAGATTCATAACGGGAATGCAATTCTTCATTCATTCTGCGTTTTTCTTCTCGCAACATACGTTCTTTTACATCGAGTTCAATTGTCTCACAATTGGATTGTTCGTCTTTTTTGTAGCATTTGTTATCATTTTGTATGTTACAGAATAAGGTGTTTGTATCGAGGAATGAATTTTCGTCTACGGTTTTGTCGTGAATCCATATATTACGTTTCCGTACATAATATGATTCTTTTTTTCGTGCATTTTTCTCGATTTCGATTTCTTCTTTTTCCCGTGAGGTTAATTCTGTCTCATCCACATCATTTGGTAAGGAAGGTGTGATAATTAATTTTGCATATTCGCCGTCTTGTATGTACCGTTTTCCTTTGACCAATGTCTCAGCAAACTCTTTGGACATTCTTGAAGGGCAACTATGTTTTTTTACTAGTTCTTCAGAAAGGAATACAAGAAATTCGGTTTTTGAGAGGGATTCTTTTTCTCGCTTATATTTGTCTAATATTCCGTAATTAGTATTGTCATATTTTGTATCGTATTCCACATCCGTTTTATGATTATCTAGTTCCATTTCTCTCAAATTTTTATAATCCTTCACTATGATTTTACGGTAGCAATCGGTAGGTGTTAAGAATAGCGATTCATTCTCTTCTTCATTATCTTCTGGATTACTGTAAACTGGTTGAATATCGATTTCTTTGAAAAAGTCCTCCGAATTCGTTAGGTCAGCATTTAGATTTCGAATAACGTGAGAGAATAATTGTCCATCGTCCTGTAAATACATATGTCTCAATAACATTGTAGAGTCAATGTACTGACTATTATATGCACTTTTAACACTGGCGTTTAATATATGGTCGTCTTCTAACAGACTTTTAATAGTTTTACTGTAAAACGCAGGCAATGCTTTCACTTTCTTCTCCTTGAATGTCTCGAAATCCAATTTCTGGAATTTTTTTCTTTTCAGATTAAATTCGTTCAAATAGTTATTACGGAATTTGTTGATAAAATATCGGATTTTCTTCATACCTGTAGCGGTGACATTGTCTTCATAAATGGCGAATGGTTCCAAATACTGTAAAAACTCAGTGACATTATATGCTGGTATGTATTTCTCATATTTATCAATAACAGAATATATATTAGGCAATACTTCGTTCATTCGAGACACGACATTGGCTTTCATATATTTGTACGATTCACTGTCATAATCTATGTTTTCTTTAGTGAGTCCGAGGTTGATATTTTCATCATTTACAGGATTTAATGTAAGCATTTGGACTTTATTTTCTCTTGGGAATAGTTGATTTTCTTTGTCTCCTTCGAATGTGATTAGATTCCGAGGTCGTAGACTGAATTGTTTGTACGGATATTTACCGTAATTATGTAAATTTGCTTTGTTCAATACATTAGAACCTGGTAAAAACATTCTAGTGTGATGCATAGTGTTTTCAGGCATGAACAAAAACGAATGGATTTGTGAATGATCGCCTGGAAATAAAACACGTGTCTCAAAATTATTCTTGCTAACGAAAGTGGAATAATGTGATGGTGCATTGTATCGTTGTACAGTAAATGCATTATTTTTTACATCGATTTCCAAGTTTTTCCCTTTGCCTTTTATATTCGCGGTTTTTGCTTCCACTCCCTCGCTGTTTGCAACAATGTAATCCGCATCAGATAATATATTTGTACTGATAGAAGGGAATGACTCAAGGAAAAGAGGTTCAAATGAATTGAGATAGCCCATTGCCGTTCGGCGCATATGTTCATACTGTACAAACTCTGTCTCGCCATATGTGTTCTCATAAAATAATGTATTACATACTCTATTTTCTTCTTTCAAAGTGGTAGCTGTCTCATTCGGGTCAATTCCAATAACTTTGTTTTGTTCATCGTAAATACTGTCATATACTGTATTTGTTTGTGAGACAACAGGATACACCCAAGGAATTCTCTGTTTTGCTTCTAATAAAGCAAGACTTAATGGATTGAATGTTCTAGGGTCGATTGCTGGTCTACGACCAGTTATTTGTTCGAATTCGTCGTATTGAGAGAATAGTTCTCTTAACTCTTGGAATCGTTTGACGTGTGTTCGTATATTGTTCATAACTTTAGTTGTACGGGATTTGTCAGGGATCCTTGATAAGAAGTCATCATACAGTTGATTCACTTGTGCATCTAGTTTGTACAGTTGTAAGTGTTTAGGTAAATAAACCGCATTGGGACTATCTTCTTGTTCTTCTACGGATTGTTCATTCGATTTTAATTCATACAGTACATCTTGATATCTCTCATCGGGAGCTGTAGCAGGAGGCAAATATATGGCCAAAGAACCATCATCATTGAATTCCATACTAGGTTCATCCCCTTCAATGGGTTCAGGGGCGTCATCTTGTTCTAAACCATCTTTTTTCTGTAAAGCTAAAGGTGGTTCACGAATACAAATACGCTTAATGGGATATTCTTCTGGAATACCTTTGTAAGCAAAATCAATGTACAGTTTGTCTCCTTCTTCTTCTGGAACATATGTCGTGATTTCAATCATATCTTCTTCTAAATTGGTGATACAGGCTGTAACAATAGCGGGAATATCATCACCGAAGTGTACATCTATCCACGTTCCTAGAACAAGACCATTCTGCTTTGCGTACCCTTTTTCAGGACTTCTACTCAATAACAATATTTTTTCGATACTTGCGCTAGAATCAAACCGATCATTTTTCATTTGTACTGTAAAAGACTCCATTGTCTCAGTATTCACCCAAGTTGTATGTTTCGTTTCATCAATATAGGAAATATAGAATACTTTATCGTGTAGCTGTTTATTTACGGGAGCATTCACACGAATAATGTCTCCTAATTCTAACCGCAATTCTGTTTCTTGTAGCATTTTATGTTGTTGTACTAAAATCGGTTATATGTTATAGACACATTAAATTATTTACATCCTTTTTACGATATTTGTCAGATTGAGACATCAAGGGAAAAAATTGAACTCCTGGCCTCTTCAGTTTTAGTTCTAACATATTAGCCTTCTTGGCCACAAACAAATACTATAACTCTAATAACCCTAACACAAAACACAGTTGAATAGAATATTCTGTAAACAATGTCTTACAATATTCAAAGTATGTACTTCAGCGATTCGGACAGCGAGAGAGAAGAGATTATAATGGAAGAAGACGAGGAAGTCTTTTATGAGTTACAGCAGTTGTCCAGAAACTTAGATAGAGAATTTAGCGATACCGAACAAAATAGTGATGATGAAGGCCGTATGGAGGTCGACGGTGAGACAATTATTTACAATCCTAATTTCATGTTTAGACGCACCATTGGAATGAGCAATATGGGACCATTGGTTTTCCCCGAAATGAATGCGTCACCTATTCCCAATATGGATACCTGTGTTTCTGTATATATTGTAGAACCTACTGTACATAGTAAAGAGATGGAGGCGAAAGTGCCGACTAAACATAGTGACTGCCCAATATGTTTAGAAAGTTTTGAACATAAATATTGTGTCACTACCAATTGTGACCACGTAGTTTGTAAAGATTGTATGGTACATCATTTGAACTCATTCAAAAAGAGAAACGCAGAAGCAACGTGTGCATTATGTCGTACACCATATAGCTGTCTTGAAACTCTCGATGTGGCTACATTTGATGCTGTACAAAGTGTATTGAATACTCATATCTAAGTATGAAACCAAAAAATATGTATCTACTGTATATTTGTACATATTTTTTCATTTTTAAATGGTAAAATCGAATACTAACAGTGATGAAAAACGTAAGAGCTATGCTGTAATACAAATTTCAGGACACGGCAATACACCGTCAGTTCAAGATGGAAATAAACTATATGACGAGTCATTAGAACACGGAATTATACGTTTTTTTACAGATTTTCTTAATAGTGAAAAGCAAATAATAAAGAATAATCCGACAGCAGAAGAACTCGCTTCTCAAGTATTGCAAGTTAACGAACCAAAGAGCTGTATTGAAAAATCAAGTGCATATTTTATAACAGCTGTGCCACACGGTGTAAGTAATATGATGTTCGCTGGTTCACTTGAACAACTCTCATCTCCTGCCAGACAGTTTCAACTATTGTATGACCACTGTGACACATTAATGGCAAATAAAATTATGAATGATGAAAAATTTTATGAGGAGATTGGATTGGTAAAAAACAAACTAAGAGATGAACATACATATTTACTGACTCTCTATTTAAAAGATGTAATCAATGCATATAATAAACAAGTAATACGACAGAATACAGTATATCGAAGTTTAAAATTACTACCTAATCCTTTCTTGACTGATGAGGAAAAACAAACAGAAATCGATGAATATAAGAACAAAATAAAGGTGGATAAATCATCTAGAAACCATCGTGATAATAATTTTATTGAAATGTTTATTTTTTTTCTTGCAGATGCTAAAAACTATTTTCAAAGACCTAAGGAACAAGAAAAATACTATTTCAACATAGTACAATATATACACAAATATAACAAACAGAATGGTTTAAAACTAACAGATCTAATGTTTAGATTCATAAACAATGACCTTTATCTTGTAGATATAGTATTCAATACAACAAATGATTCCAAGGACAAGAAACGTCTATACATGTGTCAGTCATTTGAACCAGACCTACCAAATTTAAGTTTCAATATAAAACAACCGTCAAACGAAAACGACGCCTACGACTTTTTATATGGAATTAGAATGGCATACTTAAATTACGATGGAAGAAATAATGTAGCTGCAAGTAATATGACGATGCGTTCACAAGCACAACTACAAGAACGAAAGGAAATAAACCCTAATTATAGAACGAAAACTGATTATAATAACTACTCACAACATTTAAAAATTGAAGAAAATAACGAATTAAAACAGCTAGTGAAAATACATATAAGCGCAAGAATTAATGTTGGAAAAGTTTTTCTTTCTGAACTATATATACTATTTAAGTGGTGTTATGGAATTGATAAAATAGCTTTTTTTACTCCAGCTTGTAGAAACAGTGTCATAGGGTATAAGCCAGAAAGTAAATTTACTGCATCACCATACCAGCCCAAATCTAAAAAACGAAACCGATCACGAACACGAGATGAATCTGGAAAAATTATGAAAACGAAATCACTTGATGAAATGTCTAACCCTAAAAAAAAAATGTCATTCGGAGGTAAAATAAAAAGAACAAGAAAACAGAGAAAGTTAAAAAAACGTGTTAAAAAGTGATTAATCTTTTTCTCATTTATTTGGTATATACTGTACAAAAAATGATGGGTATTAAGGAAATTTTTATGAAATTTTTAAATCCTAAAAAGATGGCTTTTTGGATGCTTCTATTGGGTATTTTATTGATAGCTGGTAGTGTATTTGTGTACAAGAAGTCGAAAGATAAAGTAATGAATGACCCCAAAACGAATATTCCGAATGCATCAACAGAGACAAAAGAGATGGTGTTCCATTTTTTCTATGCGGATTGGTGTCCTCATTGTCAAAATGCAAAGAAACCTTGGCAAACGTTTTGTTCCAATAAAGATGGAAAAGTGGTGAATGGTTATAAAATCATTTGTAAACCACACGACTGTACAGATTCCACTAGTGATAATCAAAAGCGAGACATGGAGAGATTCAAAGTGGAAGGATTCCCTACAATTGTTGTACAGAAAGATGGAAAAGACATTGAATTCGATGCAAAGATTACCGAATATTCTTTAGCGCAATTTGTGGAACGAATGACATAAATTTAGAAAATATCATTTTTCTTCATAAAAACTTCAGCAGACTGTACACCAATATCGATAAGGTCTCGTCGTTTGTCTTTGTTTTTCAGTGCACTTAACATATCATTATTCGGGTCTGCATTGTACAGTATATCAAGTTGATAAGGTGCTGTACGAGATTCATCTGTTAATGGCATTTTGATGCGATACCATAATTTAAAGAAGAGGTCCAAAATAAAGTAAAACAATTGGAAAGTAGACTTGTCTTTATCTTTTGTCTCAACGTGGCCCGTAGAGGTCGTGGAACGGTCAAAGTGATAGCTAACCCCCAATACAGTATCACGAGTATGACCGTCTTCGAGACAACGATTCATAGGATAATTCATGTTAATAGCGCCATCAATATAGATTTCACCAGGGTTTTTCTCAAATGGTACAAAAAATACTGGTAAACAAGAGGTAGCATATACGGCTTCAATTAATTGCCAATCAGGATGTGTTTTATGAGAGATATCACATACTTCTAAATTTGCGAAGCTGGTGCTTACAAAATGAAGTTCTGTATTACTGTAATCATAAAATTCTTGTAATGTGATTTCGGGGGAAAGGTCTTTTCCTAAAAGCATTGGAGAAAACAATTCTCGAAACGAAGATATATCATAAACTCCTCCTTTAGACAATGATTTGACTAAAGTAGGAAAATCAAGATTGAACACTTTATTCCACGGTCTATCTACTAAGTAGGTGTCTACAATATCCCAATCATACTGTAACAACAAAAAAATGGCAACAACACTACCGACTGAGGTAGTGTATATTGTCTCAATGTTCGCCATTTGAATGAATTGTTTTTGAATAAGTGTTTTTAAAGCACCATAGTAGGAGAAACCCATATGGGCACCGCCTGCAATGACTATATGTTTAATAGCTGGAATAGCAGCTTGTGTAGTAGGTATTTTCATTTTTTCTGGGAGTTTCTCTTTTATTTTTACTGTTTTTATTTTTTATTTTGATTCTACTGTAAAATCTAAAATCCGAACCAAATGTACAATTGTCGGGATTGTAAAATCTCCAAAGGTTCAAATCCTACATAAGATGGTATACGTACCTGTTCTGGACTTGGATGTTGTTGTTTCATCATATCTGTAATATGATTGTGGAGATATGGTGTATTTCCTAATCGCATATTTTCTTCCGAGTCGCAAATGAAACCGTCATAGTACTGTACACACTCCAGTAGTTCTTCTTTAGACGATTCCCAATCACTTGGTACGATTTTGAAGAAGGTAAATGGACCATTGGCGAAGAAGACCAATTTTGTCTCATTTAGGTTCTGTACATACCGTACATTATAGTGATTAGGGGTCAAAGACATAAACTCATTGGACCATCCGTGTTGGTCTTCTTCGTCCAATAAATAGTCCAATGTCTCTAATACACAATTCGAAATGTCGGTTGTGTAGTAGTTCTTGTCCAACAGTTTCTCGCGTAAACGGAGTTTTAGCGGGTAGTTGTCAAAGAATTCCTTATACGTGTTATCAAAGTGATACACCTTGCGCATAAGCTCTTCGGGTAGACTGAATAAAAGATTTTGAAACGTTGTCATTTTGTATAAGCCCTATTATGGGTATAGTGCTAGATTAGAATGTGTCTCGTTCTCAATATCAATTTTTTCTTTCGCGATATATCTCACCAAATAATTTATGTATTTTACTGTATAAGACAACCGATGTCGTGTTTTTTATATTTAGACGACGAAGAAGCAAGCGCGAAAGTAAACATTGATGAACTGTTTGAGAGAAAGCAACAAAGGGATTTAAAACAGTTATCCATATTCAATAAAATACTGGCACGTGCACAGAAACGAATTCAACTGACTGCACGTAATAAAAGGGCAGACCAATTTATTTGGTTTCAAATTCCTGAGTATATTTTCGGAGAACCGATTTATGACAAAGGAGATTGCATTGCTTATATTGTAAATAAACTGACGACAAATGGATTTCATGTACGGTATATTCATCCGAACACGATTTTTGTCTCGTGGGCCAATTGGGTTCCTAATTATGTACGGAATGAATTTAAGAAAAAAACGGGGAAACTAATGGACGAAAAAGGAGGTATTACTGACCCCAAAACGGATGACAAACGGAAACGCGGTGGAGAAGAAGAAGATATTAATATGGGATTGATGAATGAAGCACGAATGGGAAATATTGGTACAGATGATAGCGAAGAAACACAGAAAAAAGAACAACGACAATATGTCTCGACGTCCACATATAAACCAACAGGGAAATTTGTGTATAATCCAGATATGTTTGAGACATTAGAAAATCGTTTGGGTTAATTATTGTTTTTAATTATTTATAGATGGCCCACTCAGGACGTCCATCATAATAAATGGCGTTTCCTGCCTTTGAATCAGCAAGTTTTCTACGTGTAAAACTGTCTGAAGATGAGTTCGATTCATTACTTAAAACATTTGAGTTTTGACTGGACTATTTGAGTTTACGATTGGACTATTTGAGTCACCACGTTTTTTGCGTTGAGTGTCATTGTCACGGTTAGGGCGAGGAGGGGGAGGAGGAGGAAGAAGAACAGGGTTAGTGTTAAGGCGAGGAGGAGGAGAAGGAAGAGGAGGGTTAGGGTTAGGGATTTCTTCTTTTATTATAACTTTGTCTTTATTATTTATTACTGGACGTACAGATAATTTTTGTATTTTGATCTGATCCATTACATTACTTTCTAATCTTATGTAAATATCTGTATCATTTAATTTTTTAAAATATCCATCACTATGTTCTTTATACTTATCATATTCTTCATTACTTAATGTTATTTTGCCTTCAGATGCTTGTACAATGTTTGCTTGAGGACCACTATTAGAAAGCAAGAGTGAAGATCCAATAACAAAACCTTCTTGTATGTTTCCATTATCTTCTAAAAACTTTTTAATAAATTTAATATATTTATTATTATTATTTTCGTGAATTTTATATATTTTTCGTTTTTCTTCTGCTTTATGTTCTTCTTCTGCTTCTTTTTTTTTTTCTTCTTCTCGTTTTTTTCTTTTTCTTTTTCTTTCTT